CTTCCGCCGCCTGCTGGAATACACAGGTGTCACCAAGCGTCAGATAATTGAAACCGTAGGTCAGTCCGCCGACCATTGCTTCCGTTTTGGTAGTACGCAATGGCTTTTGCCCACCCGCGAAACCTATCTCAAAATTGTGGCGGCGTTCCATTGTGACAGTTGGGAAGGGTACAGAACTTTTGAAAGTCTGGAAGCAGAACGAAATAACGCAATGGCCTGCTATGCCGATCAGATTCAGGAAGCCAATGCCGCCCGGTTCGCCCACAATCTGGATGCGAACCACTGCAACATATGGATCAGTCAGGAGGCACAGTCCGGGCAGAAGCACCACCCTTGTCAGAAGCCTGTAGACATTACAGAGCGGATCATCAGGACACACACAAATCCCGGCGGGCTGGTGGTGGATTTTTTCGCGGGAAGCGGAAGTACCGGGGTGGCCGCGATCCGCGCCGGTCGGTCGTTCATTCTGATAGATAATGACGAACCGCACCGGGCGGAAGGCGCCGCATGGATTGAAAAGGAAAGACAGAAAGCCCTTTGCATTTAACTGCAAAGGGCAAAAAAGAAGCCCGGCCGCGGAAATGACCGGGGTTCCATAAGTGCCAAGGGTCAAACATGCCTGCATTTATATTGTGGGCAAACCCTTCGCAGGTGCTGCCAGAGGGCAGCGTGAAGGGCTTGTATGGGGTGATAAAAACAGAACCGTCCCAGAAACATATAGGAGGGTGCCGCATGAAAACGGTACAGAGGGAAAGGCGGTATGTTTGTGGGCAAACCAAGCAGAACGCCGTATATCAGGAAATAGAGATTTATACAGTAGGCACGGATCAGAAAAGCCGGCAGCGGGAAAAACAGAAAGTAACCCCTGTTCCCTTTCGGGGTAAGAACCCGGAACACTGGGACGGCCATAATGCCAAACGCGCCCGCAAGTGGTTCATCCGCCTGTTGAATACCAATTTCACAGAAGCCGACACACATACCAGCCTGACTTATTCCGATGAATTCTTACCGAAGACAGAGGAAGAGGCAGACCGGGACATAAGCAACTTCCTTCGCAGGCTACGGACAAAGTGCAAAGCCAGAGGGTTGCCCGCCCCGGAAGCCATTACAGTGACGGAACACCAAGACGCAGACCCGGACACAGGGCAGAAGGCCGTCCGTTTTCACCATCACGTCATTTTGAAATGCCAGCTTACCCGCGACGAGATAGAAGGCTGCTGGGTTCGGAAGAAAAAGCGGATGGGGACGACCAACGCCGACCGCCTGCAAATGGACAAAAGCAGTCTTGAAGCGCTGGCCAACTACTTGATGAAATACCCGAAGCGGAAGCACAGGTGGCGGCGGACACGAGGCATTAGAGACCCGATACTACCGACCCCGAACGATTCCAAATACACCCGGCGGGGCATTGAGCGCATAGCAAAAGACCCCACCAAGCTGCATAGCCCCGAGTTCTGGGAAAAGAAATACCCCGGCTGGAAGCTGAAAGAGGCCCAAGCGGAATACAACGATTATTGGGGCTGGTCCATATCTCTGAAAATGCACAGGATACCGGAGCGAAGGGGGCGACCGTGTGGGAGTTAGATTACAGGATTTAGGCCCAGCTGCCCAGCGGCAGGTTATTGAAAAACTGCGTCAGCTGGACAAGCAGCAGAAAAAAGCCAGAGCCGGACCGGCGACGGACGAAGGCAGCAAGCTGGAACAGGAATATTACACAGCCTTCATCTGGCCTAAAGAGCTGGCCGGGGAAATCGATCACGTAGAACGGCACGTCCGGTTTGAGTTGCTGCCAAAAGCGGAATACTGCGGCGTTTCCCTTCCGGCTGCCCACTACACACCTGATTTTCTGATTTACTACAAAAGCAGGGACGTGGAAGCCGTAGAGGTAAAACATGAAGCAATCCGCAAAAACCAGAGGGATTATATTTACAGGCGCCGCCTGTTCATCGACAATATAGCCCGGCCAAACGGGTGGCGGTTCACAGAATACATAAAACGGGAGGACAAGAACAATGACAGCTTTAGAAAAAGCCATTGAGGCGATCACCGAACAGCAGAGCAAAATGGAAAAGGACAGCACCCCTTATTTCGTGGGTGAACAGCTGAAAGACATTCTCAGGAGCGCCCCGCCTTCTGCTGCTGAGATTGTCCTGCAGGACCTTGGCACTAAGGGCATGAGCGTGGAGGACTGCGAGAAGAAAATAGCAGACTATGCCAGCAAGCACCGTCACGGGAATCAAGGCTGCTGCCCGCCCACGGAGGCCGACCGCATTATCCGGGAATTTTACGGAATCCCGATGGTAGGGATTGACCTTGCAAATGGGCCTGATTTTACGGCATACGCCAAACTGGCACAAAAACAAACAAAAGTCAGTCTTGCCGACTTTCTGTGAGGGAGGGCTGAACAATGGATTACAGCAGACTGATACCTGAAACAGCACCGGAGGATCTGTTCGCCTGCATTGAAAAAGAATGTGAGCGATTCCGCAAGGGGGTCCTGAGCTATCGAGCCGCCAGCCATGAAGAGGCAGAAGTGGCAGGGTATTGCGAGGGCTTCGGCGGAGACTATCGCAGGGACAGGAAAAAGCGCCCTGCGCTGTTATGGTGTTCAGAATGCGGCCGTGAGAGTGTAGCGGAATGGATTTCAGCGAAGTCTTGCCACGGCTATGGTTTATCATACGGAATTGGAATTGAGGATGATTTCAACAATGCAACGGGAGAATATCAAGACGGGGCAGAAATGCACTGCCCTGCCTGCGGGGAAAACGTCACCCTGAAAAGCGCTACCGCAATGAATCACGGCCACACGGATCAGACGTTTATTACAGTGCCGACCGTGTGCGGGAGCTATCCTGTCTTTACAGTGTTCTGCGCCGAGCGGCGTATCTACAAGCGTTCTGTGCATTACAGCGCCGTACCGTTTGAAGCATACGTCATTGACGGGAAGAAGGTGGTAAAACTGGTGGCATACCGGCGCGGCTTCGGTGGCGGCTGGTACAGTCTGGGCGGCTGGCAGCAGCTGAGCCGCGCGGTAGATACGATGTGCGCCCCGATTATGTACTGGCGAACACCGGACCTTTCCGGCACCGTTCTGGAGAACGCAAAGCTCTGGGATTATAAAGCACAAGCCTATGAAAGCGGATTGTTTTACCCACTGGCCTATAGCCGCCTGTATCTGCGGCACCGGAATGTTGAAAACCTGATTACTGCCGGACTGGGGAAACTTATAGGTTCGGCGATTGAGAAAGGCGCAAAAGCAAGCGGTTATTACGGAGGCCGCATGGAATGCCCAACGCCGAATATTGCATGGATTGACTGGAAGCAGGCCAAGCCAGCCAAAATGCTTGGCGTCACAAAGGAACAGCTGCGGTGGATTCAGAAAGCCGGGTGGAAGCTGGAAGAGTGGGAGGCTTTTACAGCCTGCAAAGAGGAACTTACCCCGGAGGAAGTGGCTGAGGCATTCGCGCTTATTGGCGTCACGAGCATAAAAACCCTTGCCGAAATTCAGGAAATAAGGGGAAAGGTTTTGAAAACAGCACGGTATTTGCGTCGGCAAAATGAGCAGGCATATACGTACCGGGACTATATCCGCGCAGTGCATAATCTGGGCGAGGATGTAACTCAGGACGTTATCCTCTGGCCGCCTAGACTGCGGGCAGCACATGACCGGGTGGCCATGGCCGCACGGTACACGACAGACCGGAGGACAAAAGAGCAATTTGAAGAAATGAGCCGCATTGCCCAAGGCCTCACATGGAAACATAATGGGATCATCATTCGGCCGGCGGCCACCCCTGAAGAACTGGTGCAGGAGGGGGCAACACTGAAACATTGTGTAGGCGGGTACGCAAAAAGCCACGCTTCCGGGAGGATCATTCTGTTTATTCGGCATGAGCGCCGCCCGGAAAGGAGCTGGTACACGCTGAATGTTGACTTGAAGACAAAGAAGATCATTCAAAACCATGGATATCGAAACGAAATGCTTCCCAACGGCACACATTTGTGCATTCCCAAAGAGGTGCAGGATTTTGTTTTAGCTTGGACGGAAACCATTTTGAATCCGTGGGTCATGCCGAAGAAAAAGCAAAAAGAGATTGCGTAAATGGAGGTTTAACAAATGGAACAACTTGCTATTTTGAACAATGTGGCGGGGTTGACCGCCGAACAGCAGGAAGCTGCTGCCATGCACTTCGAGATCGTTCAGGCGGCGAAGACCGCCGTCAATAGTCTTTTGGACTTGGGGCGAAAGCTCAAGCGTATGCGGGACAGCGGCCGTTATAAAGATCTGGGGTTCGCTTCCTTCGCCGAATACACAGAAGCGGCGGTGGGAATCAAGCAGCGGCAGGCATATAACTACATTCAGGTGGTCGAGAGCTTACCGGCCAGACTGATTGAGGAAAACGCCGCCGCAGGCGTCACCAAGCTGGCGTTGCTGGCCAAACTGAACCCGGAGGAGCGGGAAGACCTGACCGGGGAAGCTCTGGCAAACATCACCGTTGCAGAGCTGAAAAAGCTGGTTGAAGAGCGGGACGCCATGGCGCAACAACTTTCTATCTTCCAGACGGAGCCGGAAGCCGTGGCAGAGGTTGAGGCGGAGCCTATTGACCCCGACGAGATCAGGCGGCAGGCGGAGGAAGAAACCCGGCAGCAAATGGCTGCGGCATTCGCCGAGGAACGTACCCAACTGGAGGCCAAGCACAAAGCTGCAATGAGTGAAGCAGTGCTGAAGGCAGAGCAGGCCGCGGCGGCGGAGGTTCGCAAGGTGAAGGCTGACGCCAAAAAGCAGGCGGAGGCAGAAACCCGGCAGCAGGTAGCCCAAGCCAGAGAGGAAGCCGCCAAGGCGGCAGCGGCTCAGCAGGAAGCTAAGTACCGGGCAAAACTGGATCAGGCCAAGCAGGCGGAGGAAGAGGCCCAGCGCCGGGCGGAAACCATGGCAAAGCAGATGGAAGCCAGCAGCGACGAGAACGCCGTCCGGTTCTTTATGCTGTTTGAGCAGCTGCAGCAGAAGGTCGAAGATATGAAAGCCATTACGGAGACCATGCGGGAGACCAGCATAGAAAATGCAGAAAAGTTCCTGAATGCTCTGCGGGGGGCGCTGTCTGCGATCATGGCCAATCTGGAAGGAGGCGGCAGCAATGTGGGCTAATTTCGTGGCGGCGTGGTTCGACACCTGCGCCTTTATCGGTTCCGTCCTTGGGGGCATTGCCGCCGTCATTGTGGCGGTTCTGCTACTTGCCGCATTCGTCATTATCCTGCTGGCTATTGTGGATCTGCTGTTCGACAAAATCACCGGGGCAATGGCACGGCACTGGGTCAAGACCGGCAAGCAGCCAGCCCGGCGCTGGGCGGAGATCATAGCAAGGGGGCGCTGTGATGAAGAACAGTAGCCAGAAGCGTGAACAGAACGAAAAGAAGAAAGAGGCGCTCAACGAGTATCTGGAAGCCTTGAAGGTAGTAGATTACTGGACAGGCAAGGTTCGGGAACTGAACGGCGCATTTATCTACCGAAGTCCCAGCAGCAACACAGAGCTGCCAACCAAAGCCATTGGCAACCCTACCGTGTCCGTTTCCATGGAGATGGAGACAGCGGAGGAAAACGAACGGGAAGCCAGACAGTACGCCAAAGAAGCAAAGAGGCGGGTTCTGTCCCTTATCCAAATGGCAAGAACAGCAGACCAAAAGGTGCTGCTGATGCGCCGGTACATTGATGGCATGAGTTGGGAGGACGCAGCGGAAGCGGCGGGCAAATCCCGAACTTGGGCAACCAACACCCACGGCGAGGCGCTGCTTTATATCAGGCTGCCAGATGCCGTGAAGAAGCAGTGATAAAAAGTGTACAAAAGTGTGAAAAAAAGTTTTTTTCTTTCTTGAAGTGTACAAGGACAGTGTGCTATTCTGTATAACAAGAAAGCCGCGGGAAACCGAGGCAGAATAAACCGAAAGCCGTAGGTCAGAAGCCTGCGGCTTTCTTTTTGCATGGGAGGCGGTGAGAGGGTGTCACTGCCGTATGATCCGGACAGCTGGCCCGCAAACTGGATTTTGCAGTTGATTGCAAAGGATCAGCTGGGTGATTTCTACAACTCAAAGCAATGGAAGCGCTTCCGTTTGAAGCTGCTCAAGTCTAAGCCGTGCCGGTGCCAGCTGTGCGAACAGAAGGTGCCTGCTGTTCTCACGCCGCTGCGCAAGCCATGGGAAAAGAAGCGAGACAGTAACGACCGCCGCCCGGTCGCTGTTGTCCACCATCGCAATGAGATAAGGCAAAGACCGGACTTGGCCTTGTCCGAGTACGACGACAGGGGGCAGCTCAACACTGTGATTATCTGCCCGGGGTGCCACTGGGAAGAACATCATAAACGAAAACTTCCTGTGACAGAAGAACGGTGGTAGCCTGGGCACCCCCCACCCCCTGAAAGCGAAATCCCGCCCGCCTTGGAAACCGAGGCCCAGGGAAGACAAAACCGCTGAATCGCGCGCACAACGAAAAAAACGGGAAAAACCGCCCCCGCATAATATGTTCACGTGTATGCGCACGCGCGTAATGGGAAACGCGGAAATCGGTCAGAAAGGGGCTGAGAAAATGACCGCCGAGGACGTAAAGAAAAGCCTTATCAGGCAGCTGGAAGACCGGGGCGCGAACGTGGAACACTTTCTTGCCCTTATTGATGATTACGTTTTTTACTACAAGCAAGAAAAGAAAGCCCAGGCCGAAGTCCGTAAAAACGGGATGACGATAAAAGCCACCAGCGCTTCCGGAAAAGAATACGACAAAGAAAACCCGGCAATCAAGGCGGCAGCCCTTTTCAACAAGCAAAAACTTACAATCCTACGGGAACTGGATCTGAGGACGGATACAGTACCGCCTCCGGATGAAAGCGGCGGCAATCTGTGACCCGCTATATTCAGGATTACATAGAACTGGTGAGGTCCGGCACCGTGCCGGTGTGCCGGGATCAGCTGCTCCTTGTCGATTATGTGGAGCGTGTTTTTCAGGAAGAAAGCATATACGTGGACGAAGCGCAGCTGGAGCGGTACATGGATCAGCAGAAATATTTCCCGTACCGTCTTTTGGAGTGGGAAACCTTCTGTTTCGCACTTCATAACTGCGTGTACAAAGCCCCCGGGCGTCTGCGGTGGCCTATTCTAATCATTGTCGTGGGGCGCGGAGCCGGGAAAAACGGCTATCTTGCCTTCGAGGATTTTTGTTTAATTACCCCGATCAACGGCATTGAGAAATACAACATAGACATGTTTGCCAATTCGGAGGATCAGGCAAAGGCCACGTTCGACGACATTTACGATATTCTGGAAAGCGACAAACGCTATTTTGAGAAGTATTTCACTTGGAATAAAGAGCAAATCGTAAACAGGAAGACCAAAAGCCGCATTAAATACTACACTCGCGCCCCCAATTCCAAGGACGGCGGCCGACCCGGAAAGGTCGATTTTGACGAACTGCACGCATATGTGAACAGCGCATTGCTTGACGTGGCGGTCACAGGCCTTGGCAAGCGGCCAATGCCCCGCAGAACCTACATTTCCACCCAAGGCAATGTACGAGACGGCCCGTTAGACCGGTACATGACCACGGGGCTGAAAGTTCTGGAAGGTACGGAGCCAGACAACGGCTGGTTATATTTCTTCTGCCGTCTGGACAGCGACGACGAAATCCACGACCCGAAGACGTGGGCAAAGGCAAACCCTTCCCTGAATGATCCCACCCGGCAAGAGCTGCGCGAGGAAATCCTGCTTGAATACAACGAGTACAAAAAAGACCCGGCCAGCCATTCTTCCTTCGCCACAAAGCGCATGAACTGCCCCCAAGGGAACACGGAAACGGAAGTAACTTCATGGGAAAATATTCTGGCGGCAAATCAGCCATACCCGCCATTGGACCCGGGTGTCGCGCCGACGGCGGTATTCGGTATTGACTACGCAGATACGCGGGACTTTGTGGCGGCGGGCATTCTCTGGAAGGTCGGGGAAATCTGGTGCTGGAAGGCTCATAGCTGGATATGTACCCAGAGCGCTACCCTACCGCGTATTCAGTTCCCGTATCTGGAAGCCGTTTCCAGAGGGGAAGCCACTCTGGTGGACGAGCCGCAAATACCGGCAGACTACCCGGCGGACTGGATTGAAGCGCAGATGCTGGAAAACAATATTCGATTCGGCGCAATCGATCACTTCCGTATAGCCCTCATGCGCAAAACATTCAAAGAAAGAGGCTGGGATCCAGACCCCAAAAAAGGAAACATCAAGCTGACATACCGGCCGGAGGTTTCAGAGGTGGCGCCAATCATTACCAGCGCTTTCATTTCCCATAAAATTCGCTGGGGTGATTCCATGACAATGCGGTGGTACACGAATAACGCATGCCGGAAGATCGACAGCAACGGAAATATTACTTTTGAGAAAATCGAACCCAAAACCAGAAAAACAGACGGCTTTATGGCATTTGTGGCGGCCTTCATTGTGGCCACAAAGCACGAGGACATATTCGAGGTACTGCCGGATGTGGACAAACTGCCGGGCGTCTTTGTTTTCTGATTTTGGAAAGGAGTTGAAACAATGAGGTTTACGGACTTTCTGGCCGACTTGGTGGACTTCGGGAAGCGGGATGAAAGCGGCAACATTCTGGTGAAGGACGGAATGCAGGGCACGGCGATCTCGCGTCTGAATGTTGAAGAAATTGCCCTTTTCTCCGTCATCGACTTGGTGGCGTCCACGGCCGCAATGTGCGAATGGAGAACGTACCAGAATGGTCAGTATCAGCGCGGCGAAGACTGGTTCCGGTGGAATGTAGAGCCGAACCAGAACGAAAACGCTTTTTTCTTCCGCCGCCTGCTGTTTGCCCGGCTGCTGCGGTTTAATGAAGCGCTGGTATTCCAGCGGGCAGATGGTAGCTTGTACCTTGCGGACAGTTTCAGCCGTGAGGAATTCGCCTTTAAGCCGAACAAGTATAGCGGAATCACGTGCAACGGTTTGACGGTCAGCAGCTACAAAACAGAGGACGAGATCTTCTATTTTCACCTTGCCAGTCAGGACACTGCAAGTCTTCTGCGCAGGTTTAACAGCCTGTATTCCGAGGCGTTAGCCGAAGCTCTGGACAAGTACAAGCATAGCGGTGGCCGCAGCGGCGTGCTGAAAATCACAGGTAATGCCACAAAAGACAAAAATTACGAAGAAAACGTGGCCAGACTGATGCAAAATCGGTTCAAAACGTTCTTTGAGAGCAAAAACGCGGTTATCCCATTGTTTGATGGCTACGATTATACCCCGGACAGCGGCCCAGCTTCTCAGAAGCTGAACGGTGAAGTCGGTGACATGGAAAGCCTTGTCAGGCAGGCGCAGGATCGTGCTTGCAACGCCTACCATTGCCCGCCCTGCCTGCTGCGCGGCGACGTTACCAACCAAGACGAAGCCGTCCAAAACCTGCTGACATTCGGCGTAAAGCCGGCAGTGCTTACCGTGGAAAACGAGGCCAACAGGAAGCAGTACGGCCGGGAAATCCTGAACGGCTGGCGTATACGTATCGACATGACCCACGTTCGTGTGGTTGATATTTTCGACGTGGCGGTCAAGCTGGACAAGCTTATCCAAGATGCCGTAGTAAACACGAACGAAGGCCGTGGCCTGCTCAATATGGACCCGATTTCGGAGCCGTGGGCAGATGAATACCACCGCACCAAAAATATGGAGGCGGTAAACGCCCCGGTGAAGGGAGGTGAAAACACATGATTTATATTCCCATGAAAGTGCGCCACGAGGTTAAGGCTCTGGCTGCTGGTCGAATTTTTGAGTTCTACATCACCGACGACATAAAGCCGGACGGTGAACGATTCAACTGGGATACATATTCTTGGGAGGCAGTGGAGAGCACAACGTGCCAGCGGTATTTCGTGGAAAACACGAAGGATGCACAGGCCGGCGACACCATCAACCTGTACATAAACAGTTGGGGCGGCAGCGTAAAGGAAGCGCTGGGCATTTATAACGTCCTGCGCCGCTGTGGGGCCACCGTTGTGGCATACATTGACGGCGTTGCAGCTTCTGCCGCGTCCGTTATTGCGATGGCAGCAGACAAGGTAATTATGCCCCGTAACACCGCTATGATGGTACATAACGCAGCTTGGGGCGTGTACGGCAATTCCAAGGAACTGCGGAAGAGTGCGGACGATCTGGACATTATCAACGGAGCCATGCTGCAAAGCTATATCGTCAAGGCTGGCGACAAGTTGCCCGCGGAAAAGCTGGAAGAACTGACGGACGGTGAAACTTGGCTGTCTGCGGAAATGTGCATCCAATACGGCCTTGCTGACGAATACGCGGAACAGGACGCAGACCTGACCGCAGCCGCCAAACAGTATCAGGGCGCACGCGCAGCCTTCCAAAGCCGGGACATTTCCACCCTGCCCGCGGCCATGGCGGCGGCGATTTCCGCCGTAGCGGGTCCCCAAGAACCGCCGAAGCCGCAAACCCCGAAAGCAAGTGAAGCCGGCTGCCTGAACAACATTCTTGCAGCAATGATTAAGTAAACGGAGGAACAAACAAATGAAAATCACAAGCAAAGACCTGTTCGCACAGGTCAAAAAGCAGCATGAAACTACCCTTGCCGCTGCTTTCAAGTCCGGTAACCCTGAACAGATGGCTGAGGCCATGACTGCTTTTTTCGATGGCATGAACGAAGCAGTCCTCCAGAAAGCCGCCGAAGAGATCGACGCCAGAAATCAGGACGCCGCTATCCTGTCCGCCCGCGGCGCAAACGTGCTGACTGCGGACGAACGCGCCTATTATGAAGGGCTGGCCGCTGCGCTGAAGGCAAGCGACCCCCGCGCCGCTGTGGCCAACTATGAGGTTGCCATGCCTCAGACCGTTATTGAGCGGATCATCGGCACCATCAAGAAGACCCACCCGCTTCTGGATAAGCTGAACTTTGTAAGCACGGCTTATCTGAGCCGCATTCTGGTAAACGCCAAGCCCGCCCAGCTGGCCACTTGGGGCAAGATCACCGGAGCGGTACAGAAGGAGATCGAGGGCGGCGTTCAGGAAATCGCCCTGACCATGTGCAAACTGTCGGCATTTCTGTGCATTTCCATGGATCTGGTGGAGCTGGGACCGGAATGGATGGATGCCTATGCACGGGAAACCCTTTCCGAAGCAATCGCCTGCGCCTGCGAGGCCGGCGCCGTGGCCGGCACTGGCAAAGACGAGCCTATCGGCATGATCCGGGACATGGCGGCCGACGTCAGCCCCACCACCGGCTACGCCAAGCAGACCCCCGTCAAGGTTAAGAAGCTTGACCCGGCAACCATGGGCGCGCTGCTGAAAAAGCTTGCCCGCGATCCCAACGACAGCACCGGCAAGACTGCCCGCGTCGTCGATCCCCGCGACGTTATCGTCGTGTTCAACCCCTTTGACTACTGGGAAAAGGTTTTCGCGGCCACCACGCTGCTGGTGGGCGGCCAGTACGTGACCAATGTGCTGCCCATCCCCGCCGAAATCTTCCAGAGTTCCGCCCTTGAGCAAGGCGAGGCCGTCATCGGCATTGCCACGTACTACTTCATCGGCGTAGGTCCTTCCGGTAAGCAGGGTACCATCATTCCCGACGATTCCGTCAAGTTCCTGGAAGATCAGCGTGCATACAAGGCCAAACTCCAGGGCAATGGCTGCCCCATGGACAAGTACGCCTTTTTGCTGCTGGACGTTTCCGAACTGGAAAGCATCGTCAGCACCATTGTGGAGGTTGCGGGTACTGTGTCCACCACCGTTACCAACACTGTGAACACCAAGGCCCAGACGGGCTAAGGAGGCTAACGCATGGCAGCATTGACAAAGGAGCAGGTTTACAAGCTTGCGCTCAACCGTATGAACTATACATGGGAGCCGGACGAAGCCCAAAGCGCCAATGTGAACGCTGCCATTGAGGAAGCGGAAGCGCTTCTCCGGGCCAGGGCTGGCAGCCCTGATCTTGACCTGACCGGTCCGGAATATCGCGGCTTGCTGATAGAATGCGTGTGGTATCTGGCAAACAATCGCCGGGC